GGTCGGGCGGCGCATCGCGCTCCATGAATACCCTTTCCGAGATGACGTCTGGCCGGAAGATCTTGGCATGCGGGCCAATCTGTTTTCCGTCGAGTGCTTCATCATCGGCGAGGACCCGGCGGCGTGGGATGTCCTGGACCAGCGCGACCCGATGGTTGCCGCGCTGACGCAGCCTGGCGTCGGCGTGCTGGTTCTCCCGGCATGGGGGCCGATCACCGCTGTGCTGATGGATGCCAGCGTATCGGTGTTGTGGGACTACGGCAATGTCGTGCAGTTGCAGCTTAATTTCGTCCGCGTTCCGGCGAGCAACCTCTCCCAGTATCCTGCCAGCACGCTGCCTCCGCAGGACAGTCTCGCCAATGCCGGGGCGGCCGTGCAGGCGGCCAGCTCGGGCGACTTCGTGTCGGACGTTGGCAACGCGATCACGACCGGTCTATCCGTCGCGAGCCAGGCGGTCAGCACGGTGGGGGCCTTTGCGGGCGCGGTCACCGGCGCGGTGCAGGACGCGGGGCTGGTTGCGTCATCGGTCCTCGGTCTCGGTGACGCGTTCTACGGACGTTACAGCATGGGCGGATATTCTTCATTTCAGCCGGCCGGTAGCACGGCAGCCGGGCTTATCGCGGGCGGCGTGGTAGCGGCCGGAGCCGTCGTCAGTGCGGCAGGCGCGGCCGTCTCGGCCGCCGCGGCGTTGCCAGCATGACCGCGCAGACCGATGCTGCCTCGGCACTGGCCTCGGCCGTCGTCGCCATGACTGAGACGATCCCCGCCACCGGCTCTCCGAAAGAGGCTATCAGGATTTTGATCGGCTTGGCGCAGTTTCAGGCGCCGATCGCCGGTCCGACCGGACCTATCCCGCTGCAGAGCAGCGCTTCTGCGGCGGTTGCCTCGCTGTGTCGGCGAGCGGCGATCGGCACGTTGGCGAAGGTCATCTCGACCTTTCAGCCGGCCAGTTACACCGACGCGCAGGCCCTCATTTTGAGCGTGGGCGGGGTCATCTCAGCCGAGGCCGTTGTCGCAGCCGACGCGGGCGACACCAGATCCTATGTCGGATTGTTGCAGTTGGGGGCGATGCTGGTCGGCTATTTGACCACCCGCGGCGCGCAGCTGCCGGCGGCGATCACGGTCAGCAGCAGTCAGCCTATGCCGGCGCTTTGGTGGGCCGAGAAGCTTTACGGTAATGGGTCGCGGGTTGACCAGATCATCGCCGCGAACCCCAAATGTCCGCATCCTGCTTTTTTGGGGCCTGGCGGCTTCAACGCGCTGTCGGCGTGAGCACGGGCGAGAACGCGTCCCGCCCGTGCTCCCTCGCCAGCCTTGCCCAGCCACGCCGGGCCGTGCCACGCCCAGCCGCGCCAAGCCCCGCCCCGCCTGCCTTGCCACAGACTGATAATGAGGTGCCAAATTGGACATTGCAATCGTCTGGGACAACATTCTCGGCCGGGGCGATTGGGATCTGACCTCTGGTGACATCTCGTTGTGGAGTGATATCGAGGGCGCCGTGATGGTCTCGCTTTTCACCGACCGTCGCGCGCCCGACGACTGGGTGCCGACGGACGGCACCAACGATCGGCGTGGATGGTGGGCCGACATTTACGAGGGCGACCAGATCGGATCGTTGCTTTGGACGCTCGATCGCGTCAAAATCAGCGACTCCGCCGGCATGCTCGCGTTGGCGCGTCAGTACTGCCTGGACGCGCTCAAATGGCTGCTCAGCACGGGCACCGTGAGCAAAATCGACGTTGCTACGCGGTGGCTCAATCCCGGCGGTCAGCGCAACGGTATCGGCATACAGGTCGTGGTGCGGCAGCCGAGCGGTGAGCAGGTGAAATTCCTGTATGATCTCGCTTGGCAGGGAACCGTCTCCGTGCAGCCGCAGACCTGACGGAGGAATAATGCCTTACGCCCGGCCGACGCTATCGCAACTCAGAGACAACGCGCTTCAGCAGATCACCACGTCCGGCCTGACGGGTGTGCTCTATCGGTCGGTCCTGCGCGTCCTCGGTTACATGGTCGCTGGGATGTCGTATCTTCATTACGCCTATCAGGATTGGATCTCGCTGCAGTCGGTGCCGTGGACGGCGACCGACGAATACGCGGCGGCCTGGGGCGCGCTGGTTGGTGTTAGCCGAAAGGGGCCGGCTCCGGCCATAGCCACCATCCAGTTTATCGGCACGGTGGGTGCGTCGCTGCCGGTCGGAACGCCGCTTAGTCGCAACTCGGACGGCGCGCAATTCGTGACGGTGACGGCGGGCACCGTGCAGCCGACAGGGCTGGTGACGGTTAACATTCAGGCGGTTGTCGCCGGCTCGTCCGGGCAATGTCCGGCGGGCACGAGCTTCACGCTCTCACAGCCCGTCAACGCCATCCTGCCATCCGGGCAGACCACCGCGGACTCTTGGGGCGGCCCCGACCAGGAGTCGGACGACGCGTTTCGCACTCGTTACCTCTACGAATTTTCCAATCCGCCGCAGGGCGGCGCGCTCACCGACTACATCGAGTGGGCGACGGCGGTCCCCGGTGTTACGCGCGCGTGGGTCACGTCGCCCGCTCCGGGCACGGTGACGGTCTATTTCATGATGGACTCGACTTATCCACAATTCGGCGGTTTCCCACAGGGCACCAACGGCGTGGCCACGCAGGAAACCCGCGGGATTGCGGCGTCGGGCGATCAGCTCACGCTGGCCAACGCCATTTATCCGGAGCGGCCGGTCACGGCACTTGTATGGACGGCCGCTCCGGTCGCCCTGCCCGTCAACTTCACGCTCGCCGGCCTCTTGCCTTACACGCAGGTGATCAAGGACGCGATCACGGCGGCCCTTACCGCCATGTTCATGCAACGCGGCACGGCAACGCAGTGCACGGTCGACCCGAGCTGGTGGCAAGAGGCGATCGCCACAGTCCCCGGCATCCAGACATTTACGGTGGTTTCGCCGACATCGGCAGTCGTCAGCCCGGTCGGCTATCTGCCGATCCTCGGCGTGGTATCCTATGCCGGCACGGGCACGGCCCCGCCGTCGATCATCGTCGGCCAGGCCGGCGAGACGCTTCTCCCGGCCGTGATGGCCACCAACGTGGTCAGGACGTTCCTTTGACGCTCGCGCCGCAGATTTATGCCGCGGACATCGTCGGCGCATGGAAGGGCGCGCTGCCGCGCGGGCGCATTTGGCCGCGCGATCCCGACACCAACATCCACGAGGTCCTGTCGACCTTCGCGCCGTTGTTCTCGGACCTGGCCGCGCGCGACGCCAATCTCCTGGTCGACGCTTTCCCAGCCACCACATATGAGCTCCTGCCGGAATGGGAGGCGACGCTAGGTCTGCCGGACCCGTGTTCGCCGCTCGGCCAGACGGTGCCGCAGCGCGTCGCCAGTGTGCTGGCCAAGCTACTCGGCCACGGGCCGCCGACCATCGCGCGGGTGCAGGCGATCTGCACGGCTCTCGGTATGGTTGGAACGGTCACCGAGTATGCGGCGTTTCGGGCGAATATAAACCGCGCAAACGATTTGCTCCGCGCGCCAAGTGACATTTACACGTGGACCGTCGGGCTGGTGCCGGCACCGCGCGTCCCTTTTCTCGTGAACATGGGAACGGTCAACAGCCCGCTTGCCACCTATCCGGCCAACGTCAACGAGGCCATTTGCCGCATCAGCCGCATGGCGCCGGCGCACACGCGGGTGCAATTCGCGCTACCGATCGTCCCGCCGCTCCCGCCGCTCGTGCGCATTCCGTTCTACGTCAATTTGGGTCACGCGAATGATGCGCTCGCGACCTATGGGCCCGGAACCTACGCGCCGAGTGCGCCGCCGCAGGTCAGAACGGCATTCTTGGTCAACGTCAACCGGGCGAATGACCCGCTCGCATACTACGGCCAGCCCTTGCCGGTCCCGCTGCCACCGCCCGGCCCGACGCTACCGCCGACGATTAGAATCCCATTCTACGTCAACGTAAATGCGGCGAATGACCCGCTCGGCACGGCCGGGTTCGGTGGCACCGTGACCCGCGTGCCATGGCGCGTAAACGTGACCGCCGTCAATTCCCCACTGGCGACGATCGCGAGCTAGGCATCTTGTGTCAACCACGGCCGGCCGGTGCTATGAATGGCACGGCTCGGCGAACCAAAGGAGTAGGGAATTGTTTCTTCCTGACAACAACAGTGTGACCATTTCGCGGCCGGCCAAGATCCTCCCGCCTGGAACGCCTGGCTGGTTCGCTTCTCCCGGCGGCACCGAGACCATCCTGACGTCCGACTGGCTCAACATCGTGGCGGCCGAGCTGACGGGCGTTGTGACTGCTGCCGGCCTCACGCTGGACAAAACCAATGACGCGCAGCTGCTGCAGGCAATTCAGGCGCTTACGCGCATCAAGCTGACCGGCAACACCATTCTTTACGTCAACCCACAGACGGGGAACGACGCGAACAACGGCCTATCGACCAGCACGCCGCGAAAGACGCTGCAGTCGCTCTGGAACATGGTTGTCACGACCTTCGATCTGGCCGGATACAACTTGACGATCCAGAGTTTGGCGACCGGCAATCACGGGCCGCTCGTCATTAACGGCATGCCGGCCGGGTGGGGCGCGGGAAACTTCGTGACGTTCGTTGGGGGCGGCCCGGGCTGTCAGATCGTCGGCTCCAATCAGCATGCCGTCGCGTGCACCAACGGCCAGATATTCATGGGCGGCTGGGATCTCTATGCGACGGGCACGTTTTCGGGCTTCTATGCCGCCGGGATGGCTGCGCTCATCAACGGGTTCATCGGCCACGGCAACCCATGGGGGTATTCGGCCTATCCCTGGTACCCTAACAGTTTTTATGGTTGCGGCACGCACCACTGGGCCAACGGCGGCCAGATCGGCATCGGGAACAACTACAACATCTACGACCAGGGATATTATCACAACTGGGTCTACAACCAAGGGCAGATTTTCCCTTATGGCGCGCCTGGGTCGCCGTATGTCTGCACGCTCTACAACTCGGTCACCACCAGCGTACCGCCGGTTTTCACCTACTTTTCGCACGCGGAGTCCGGTATCATCACGCTCGGCTCTGCCGGCCTCACCTTCGCCGGGGTCGGAGCGACCGGAAAACGCTACTACTCGCGGGAGAACGGCATCTGTGCGACCGCCGGCTCGGGCGCGAACTACTTCCCGGGAAACGTCGCTGGGACGCTAATTAACCAAGGCCTGTACCTCTGAAAAAGGAAGTCACCTATGAACAAGCCGACGATCGACGGCGACGGCGCTAGCTACTACCCAGGAAACGCCACCGGTGACGTTGGGAAAGCCACAGCATATGGCACTTTCCCCAGCACCGCCGCGGGAGTCGTGGCAGGGACGCTAATCAACCAAGGCCCCCGCTATTTCCCCGGAAACATCGCAGGGACGCCAATTAAAGGTCAGTACCAGTAAGCCGCTGAAGGAGGTCATCTGATGCCCTACGATCCGATGGACTGGTATTGGCACGTCGGCGGCGATTCGACCCGCGTATGGTCGAGCGCGCGGATGGCCTGGTTTCCGATTGGCGACCCGAAATACGCGTCCTGGTTAGTGGCCGGCCGCAGGCCGAGCCGCATCGCGACCGTGGCAGAGTTGCTCGAGGTGCTGGTGACGTTGCCGGTGCCCGAGGTCACCATCGCGTCGGCGAGCAAGCCGGCGCTCGACGGCACCTATGTGATCGACCAGGGGGGGCACCGCACTGCCGCGATCGTGGCAGGCCTGAGCGCGAGCGATTTCAAGGCGCTCGACGCGGCCATAGATGCGTACGTCTACGCCTACCACGCGGCGATTTATGCGCGGCTCGCCGGCGGCACGGCCGACTTGCCGGACGCCAAGCTCAGCGTGGCCTAGATGCCGCTCGGCCCGACCCGGCTGATCGTGCTCGCCGATCATGTGGGTGGCGGCCAGTATGGCCGCATGGCGGGAGCCGACTATCTGCGATGGCAGGATAAGGACCCGGCAAGCGCGCTGGAATACAGCTTGGACGTCGCCGGGGCGCTCGACGACACCACCGATGCGCCGACGCTCGCCACCGTGATGATCACGCCGTTTGGGTCGGCATTTGACCTCGTCCTGGAGACGGTGGGCATCCGGGGCACCATCATCGTATGCCGCTTCGCCAGCGGCGTGCCGGGCACATGGTATGCCGTGCGCGTGGGCTGGCAGAGCTCCATCTCGGGCCGGCAGGACGGCCGCGAGGTCGCGCTGCGCGTCAATCCCGGGGCAGCACAGCAGGGCGCCACGTTCGGCACCATGGCCACCATCACGTCGGCAACAACCATCGACCCATACGGGCGCACCTAGGGAGACACATCATGGGCCTGATCCTGATCATCCTCGTCCTGCTGCTGATCTTCGGCGGCGGGTTCGGCTATCACCGCGGCTATTACGGAAACGAGGGCATCGGCATCATCGGCCTTGTCCTGATTCTTCTGGTGCTGGTTTGGCTCTTTGGCGGCATCAGTGGCGGCGGATTGCACATCCGCTACTGAGGACTTCCACGATGTCGGATAACCCGAACCAGTTGGTGCCGATTCCGGACCCGACTGAGATCACCACCCGCGAAATATCGCGGCTCAGGGAAGAGGTGCAACGTGAGCTAACGAGCAAGCTGAC